TTTTCAGCTTTTTTGTAATAACTTACTCGTGACCTAACTGCCATCTGTCTGCGATGTTCCCTATCACCATTCTTCCAATCTCTATCAGACTGACACTCTTGGCAAAGCCCACTACCTAGAATGTGGACTCTCATTGCTCCTGCTAAACATTTCTTACATTGTTTCATACTATCCTCACTAACTGTGTTCTTTGATTAGGATGCAATAAAGAATGGCCTCTTAAACGCATTCTATATCTTGCACCTATCTCTTGTTGTAACATAATTAAATCATCTAAATATAAACCTTGGTCAGGCATACGCCTTGCTAATTCTTTGTGTGCAGAACATACTCTACTATCTTGTCCAACTATTAAACTATACTTAAATTGTTGACCCATACGTTGTTCAGCTATTTTATATCCTCTTAACCTACCTTCATTTGCTATTTGATTAATTTCGGTTCGTGCTATTCTTGTAAGTTTGTACGTCTCACCAATACCTACTTGACGCATATTTTGTACAATTACAGGAATGCTACTGCCTTGTGTTATGCCTGCCATTATTATTGTATTTAACTTTTCTACAAGTATGTTTTGAAATTGACTATAAGCATTGTATAATGCCCCTTCATTCTTCAATAACCTAAGTACTTCTAAATCATCTGCATTCATATCTGGAGGTTTAGCTGCCGTTTTATTTATTCCTTTTATTTCGCCATAAGCTGAACTATATCCATTACGATATGCAAAGTCCATGTCATCCATTATTGCATCACGCATACGCTTCGCTAACATTATTGCAATATCGTTAACTTGTGTGCGCAATTCGTCGTAACTTCTTATTTTTTCTAACTGTTTAAGTTCTTGTACAAGGACTCCTCTGAGTTCTCTTGCAGCCGATTCCATATANCCTGAGGTTCTTTTGGCTCCTCGGCCTCCAGCGACTCCTGAGAACTGTTTCGAAAATCCTGACGCACCACCTCTGCCTGTTGAGGAAGCTGTAAATTGCCTTCACTATCCAAATCCATCTCCACTCCTACGTTCTGCATTTGGGTCAATATCTGAGCTTTCAAGTTCATGTTATTCAAATACTTGGTCTCATCTCTTTCATTGATGTCGTTAAATCTAATTTTCCATGTGTCTATTTCCATAAGCTTCAACAATGGTTTTAGGAAACCCATCTCTAAACACTGCTGCGTTTCTCGGATAGTCCTGTCAAATATTGTAATCTGCTCACCTTCTGAATTTAATCCACCTACTCCCTGCATCTGACCCACCACTAATGGCATGACTCCATACGATGCATTTATGTCGTTGTTAATCCTGTCCATGTAAGGAAGCATCATCAACTCATCCATGTTAGGCATAACTGGCACAAACTTCGCTGTAGAGTTTCCCTCTCTGCTACTTAAAATAGGAATAAAGTTCGGATTACGTCGCGTCTCCTCTGCAATGTATTCTCCTAATCTATTCAACGATTCTTCATCGTGACCAGGCACATCTAAGAAACCCTTAGGTGGCCTCTCCAGTCTATATATTTTGTTTTGAAATGACTCTATGGCCAATGCTGTTTCGATTTTTTTGGAAAGACCTATGATTGGCGACTGCCCATACAACCTAGCATTCGCACTGTATTTGTTAAAATGTATAATCTCATCACGAGCAAATGGTATCTTAGCATCCTCGCTTTCATAAAAGTAAGCCATTGATTCTAACTTTACGCCAGATGTCAGATTAGTTTCTCCACTCATAAACTCTCTAGTTACGGGGTCAAACATTTCTTCATCTTCTATAAACCTGCCATACGCATCTACATTAAATCGCATGTGCTTTGCATCTTCTACCCAAAGCTCTTTGACAACTTTACCACTAACTGAACCATCTTCACTTGCCATACGGTCATATACAACACTTACCCAGCAATCATCAAACACTTCTAACTGTCTTATCATTGCCTTAAAAAATTCTGAACCGTTAATATCTGCACTACCATTAGTCGGGTCTCTTAACAAAGACTCCACTTGTTTCCTTTGGTCTGCATCTCCTTCCTTACCAATAGCATGGTATTCCCATCCTTTAGCAACTGACTGTGATGCTAGCCTAGTAATTACAGTTCGTAAATGTGAATATCTGTCGGATAATTGTTCTAAGTAATGCTGGTCTACAACAGGAAGTATAGAGTTTCTGTAAGCCCTATCTGTACTTACTCCAGAATAAACAGGAGTCCTTGCTTCCTTCTCTAAACGGCGGCCATCATCAGATACCATACGCTCTAATGCAGATACTTTTCTAATTGGCTTGCTCCTAAATCTGTCAAATATTCCCATTAAATTCTCCTAGATTTTAAGACATGCCGATGCCGATGTATATAGTCTTCGATAACAGGTTCTAACATTTTAGATACTGGAGTCTCTTTAGCTTTTGCTAACGTCTTTAAATTTCTTTTTGTCTCAACTGAGATTCCCCATAATTCCATTCGGGTTCCAGAGCTAGGTGAACTTGTCATCTGGATTCCCAGTGTGGCTCCTTAGTATATATGTCTTTCTATAAGGGACATATTTTCTTACCTACATATAATCCCATCGAGTAAAAACTAACTGTTTCTTTTCTAACACATGTACACATAATTCACACATCCATAGCGCCATCACTGCATCGGGCGTATGTCCTTCTAACCTTCCATGTTTACCATAAATTAACCTACTCAAACCGTCAACAAGTTTTCTCATTCCAGGTTTGGAACTCTCTCTTGCTTCTTTATTCCAAGGTATGAAATATTTCCCTTGCTCCATAGCTAACGCAATCCTAGGAATACCTACGTCATGCTTGTGCTTCTCTCTTCCTGTATTGTGACCTTCAACAGGCATACCATCTAACTGCTTCGCAGTGTGTACAACCAATCTCTGATAACCATTGGACTCTACCATTATCTTATCTGGTTTAAACTTGTCAGCAAGACTCTTCATCGTTACAACCTGTGCCTCTAACCAACCTGCACCCTTAGCCCTTATCTTACCACTCCAACAATACAAGACCTTGCGCTCTAACGTGACTCTATTGTAAGCCATTATCACATAAGCCGTCTCGTCATTCTGACTGTCCATCCCTACTGCCAAGTCAACTCCCATAGTTACAAACCAATCCTGACCTCGCTCTGCCAAACCCATCTGCATGCCTTCCTTCAGACATGGCTTCAAAACCTCGTGAGGTATAACTGCACTCTCTGGGTCCAATGGATTTAACATATACTCAGACTCAAAAGCCCGACTTCCCATCGTCTCTCGCTCTTTGTCTAACCTTTCTTGGTCCCAATACTCTGGCCAACGTGGCGTTCCATTTTCTAAAAGAGCTGGATGACGAACTGAGTTCCACTGACTGTTTTGTTGCGCCCAATCAGTAGCATCTCCTACCCTCTTCTGCGTTCCTACTAATAACATCTTAGCTTTCGGTAAACGCATCGGCATCACAACCCTCTTAATGTAGTGAATTACCTTCTCATCTGTCATGTTAGGAAACTCTTGCAAAATATCGTCAAGAATAATCATGTGAACGTGAGGACCTTCCAACGCTTTACCAATACTTGCAGCGTGAACCCTACTTCCATTGTTAAAATACTTAGCACCTTTACGCCAAGTTACCTTATCATCATCAGTCTGTGATTTCATAAATGAATTAAGCCTCCAAGAACGTCGACAAATCTCCTCAAACTGTTCTAACTTATCCCAAGCCTGTTCCAACGTAGCCGAAAGATACAACGCACGGTAGTTTGGCTGCATCGCCATCTGATAAGCTAACGCACTCAATCCCCAAGACGTCTTCAAGTGACCTCTTGCACAAATTATCGACGTATGCGTTCCTGCTTCAAAAGCATCTGCCCACTCTGCATGCATCTGTCCTAAAGGGACATATTCTCCAGGCTCCAACTCCATGTAATGACGCAATACATCGTCAATAAACTGCTCTAATGTAAGTGGCGTACTCTTTAATGTGTTCAACGCACCGCTAATCGCTAAGTTCAGCAGCTTGTCGTCGATTCCTTTTTTCGATTTCGTCATAATTTAAACTAAACTCTATCATTTTTGGCTCTGAATNATAGTAATCTATGAACTGAACTAATGTTTGCATGTCCTCGGTCTCTTTTATAACTTTGCCATCCTTGAAAATGCGAATCATTCGTCTAATTCCCTCAACCAACGCTCACCATCAAAAGTGTAGATGTCAAAATGCTCTTTATAGTCAAACCTAGGAATCATATAGCACTTTGCAACCTTCTCATCACTGTCATAATGCGTTTCACCAACAGT